CCCAACTCCTGCTGCTCCAGCGCAGCAGGCATCTGGATCGAGCGATAAAAAATCTGACGATAAACCAAGTGGTGGTTCTGGCGATAAGAAACAGGATGATAAGAAATCTGATGGCGATAAACCAGCAGGTCCAAGTCAAATGGCTGGTGGTAGCCAACAGGATGGTAATAAAGATCAACCTAAAACTGCTCGTCAAGAAATCGCAGAAAGAAAAGCAGAAGCTGCGAAGAAAGAAGCAGCAGCTAATGCTAAGAACTTGGCTAACGAAATGGGCAAAGCGTCTAACATGGAAGCCCAGAAACAAATGCAAACTGTAGTAATTCAAGCAATGGCATTTAAACCTGGATTTGATGTTTATAGCCAACAGTTAATTACTCAAACTCCATTTTATCCACCTGTTTCAATATATAAAAATCAACAAACAGTGGATAATAGAAGATTAGGTCGTGGGTTGTTTGGTCCGACTGATTCATTACATAATGAAATGGTAGAATCCCAATACAACAGAGGAAATTAAAATGTACATGGATATTTGCATGCAGTTTTTAAAATTACAAATTATTGGCATTACTTTCTTGTTTGGAGTAATGCTAGTAGATACTATTAAAGAATTTTTAAAAGGAAATTAAAATGCCAGAAGAAATCAAAGATGTAAACGCTGCTATTGACAATGCAGAAGAAGCAGTAAAGAAATACGCAAGTAAAGACACAGTTATCAGCATCGGTGGATATGAATTTACTCCAGCGAAATTGATGGTTGCGTTCACATTAGTATCATCTATCCTTGGTGGTTTATATGGTGCTTTTGAAGTATACAAAGACTATCAAGATATGAAGACCAAGATTACTAAGTATGTTGCTCCAGACTTATCTGAGTTTGACAAGCGTCTTGCTGTTATTGAGAAAAATAGTCAACAAGAAGTTGAGTATGTTAATAACATTAAAAACGATTTGAAAGCAGACATTCGTCGTCAAGGCGATCAGATTGATCAAGTCGAGCGTAGCGCTAAACAAACTCAGCGTGAAACCCAACAGGATGTTCAAGATGTTCGTAAGGATCTGAAACAACTTGGTAAAGATGTAGATAATAAAATTCAAAAGGCATTGGATAACCCATTGGCTCGCTAATGATCTCTAAACCAGATTATTTGAACAGACCTGTTTGCCCTGTCTCTGGATGTAAAGGCTGGAGACAGGTATACTCTGAAATTGGTAACACTGTTTCTTATCTTAAAACATGTAGTAGACATACATACTTAGATTTAAAACAAACTAAATAGGGTTATTGACGAACATTCTACATGAAAGTTTTCTTTTAATTATTAGGAGATAGAAATGTTACTTATCATTGGATTAATAGTAGGTTTGGTTCTTGGTTATTTTCTTGGTCAAAAACCAGCTGTTGAAGCTGAGGTAGCAAAAGTTGAAGCTGAGATAGCTCCAGCACAAACTGCAACACCAGCGCCAGAACAACCAACTACACCACAAAACCAACAGCAATAGTATGGAATTAACACTAACACCAGCAGCAAAAGAGAAAATTACAGATATACTGGCTGAAGAACAACTGCCGTATATCCGTGCTTTTGTTCAAGGTGGTGGTTGCTCAGGATTTTCCTATGGATTTACTCTTGAAGAAGAAAAACAGGAAGACGATTTTGTTATAGAAAATGTGTTGGTAGATTCAATGTCAATGCAATATTTGATTGGAGCAACTATTGATTATGTGCAAGAATTAATGGGATCTAGTTTTAAAGTATCAAACCCAAACGCAACTAATACTTGTGGTTGTGGTAGTAGTTTTACTGTCTAAGGAATATTATGAAAAAGTTAATTTTAATTGCAGTATTATTTGCAAGTGGCTGTTCTTTACTGCCAAGAGACCACGATCCAGTTATGTTTGGGAATTTGGTTGATGTTAAGATTTCAGTGGATAAACTATCCTGCGATGACAAGAATTGGAATGCAGCACTTGACAAAGTCCACACTCTTAAGGTATACTCAGAATTGAGAAACGATCCTCAAGCTACATCAATTTCTCAGCTAGAGGAAGCATTGGGTAAAGCGAGAGATTCCAGCAATAAGTTATTCTGCGAGTCTGTCTTGAAGATAAACAAAACTCGCATCGATGTCGTAGCTGATGCATGGAAGGGAAGATAATGTTAGAAAGTTTAAGAGAAACCGCAGGAATGGGTGGACCAGCTTCTGGATTGGCAAATGAATTATTAGTTCTCGCCGATCAGTTTAGTTCTGGTCAATTGAATAAAGACGAGTATCAATTTCTCGTTCAACAAGTAGCTGAAGTGAAAGCAGCTCAAGAGTTGGCTAACGATGAAGTTGCTATGCGCTATATCGTTGAAGCAGCAAATATTTTAATTTCGGCAACTATGTAAATAAGGATTTTTCGTTATGGGTATACTTGAATTGACAGTAGGTGCCATTGTGGCAGGGTTTTTCACTGTGTTTGGTTGGAACGCAGGCAATATTGTCTGGGACAAATATGTTGAACCACCAGCAGTCGAACAACCAGTAGTAACTAAAGATAAAAAATGAATGAATTAAAAAACAAATCATGGTTAGATAATTATGAGCGTACACTAGATAATATACAGAGAATTTTGTGGATTATCTTGTTGTTGTTATGGATTAACTCTTTCCTATAAAATGAAACCCACCATTGCTTTATTTGTTGCTGATCCTAAATGTTCAGTACAGTCAAGCAATGGTATCATAAGTGCTCTCTCCCCACACTATAAGTTTAAACTATTTTCCAAAAATGAAATGGAAGATGGTTTCTTCAACACAGTTGACGCAGTTGCGTTTCCTGGTGGATTTGGTGACTCTGACTCTTTTGATACCTTGCTTAAATCTAATGTTGATTCAGTAAGAAATTTTGTAAGCAGAGGTGGGAAGTATATTGGTATATGTATGGGTGCGTATTGGGCAGGTAAACACTATCTGAATATTCTCGATGGTGTTGAAGTTGTTCAGTACATTAAACAACCAAATACCTGCACTCGCAGACCTCATGCTAAAAATATACCAATAGACTGGTTGGGTGTAGAAGACAAAATGTTTTTCTATGATGGACCAACATTTAAAGGTAATGGTCGCTACGATACAGTGGCTAAGTATTCAACTGATTACCCAATGGCTATCGTTCAAGATAACATAGGGTTGATTGGTTGTCACCCAGAGAGCGAACAGTTTTGGTATGATAGTTACTCTTGGATGAAAGGTAAGTATCATAACGGAAGGCATCACAAGTTGTTGTTAAATTTTGTAAATCAATTAATGGAGAATCATGAATAAACCTGACAAGAATTTTGTATTGAGTAAAAGCGCCAAGCGTATGGCAGCTTCTTTTGTAAACCCACATGAGCGTGGAGCGTTCATTCGTCTGATGATTGACGCTGAGTTGGAAGCCAAAAAAGCTCCACCACCAAAAGAAAAAGGTCGTCGAAACGATACCCCTACAGAGTAAAGGGTTATTACCCCTCCTGCAAGCCCCACCCAGCGTGGGGCATTTTTTTGCTTGACAATAATTCAGAAATTAGGTATAATTATTCTATTGACTTGAAAAAGTAAGGATTTTTATGCAAATGATTCATGCGTCGTTGGGTAAATCTAAAAAGCGTAAACCTGATGCGAAAGCACGCAAGTTGCGCGAAGATTGGGAAAACCTTTTAAAGAAGTATGCCACGAAGACTTCGACTGCGCCCACGCACAAGAAACTCAGTGAGTCAGACTTCCTTGGTAAACCTGCTTGTCGTGAGACACCTAAGATACCAAGTCTTCCATTTACTGGTGGTCCATGTTTCAAGAAAGCCAATCCAGTTTATACAGGCGATAAGATTAAAGGTATCGGTACTATGCATAAAAGTAATGCCGTGCCTGTTTTTAGTGATGAGGAAGCTGTTGCGATTGCAACAATGCGGAGGTAGTATGAAGATTGTTTTGAAATTGAAGAAGATTCGTGATCCGATAGCAAAGGATCTGCGAACACCAAAATATAGAATGAAAGTTGTGTTGAGCAAGAAAGCGTATAAACGAATTAAGAAAGTGATGAGCCATGAATTTGAATAAATTTTTTGAAGACCTTGCTTCGAACAACTCTCGTAACTATAAACTTGAGCAACTTCAGGCAAATGTCAACAACGAAACCCTTCGTACTGTTATTAGTCTGGCTCTTGATCCCTTCACGAATTTTTATATTCGTAAGATTCCAAAGTATACGCCAAATAACACAAGCGTAAACCTAAACATCAAAGATTCATTCCCATGGTTGTATAAACTTTGTAATCGTTTGGTTACAGGCAATGCTGCGATTGAACATCTGACTGAATTACTTGAGAAAGTATCTGCCGATGATGCAAAGGTTATTGAGCGTATCATCTCTAAAGATTTGAAGTGTGGTGTTTCTATTTCAACAGCCAATGCCGTATGGTCGGGATTGATTAAAGAATATCCTGTTATGCTTTGCTCAGGTTATGAGCAGAAGTTGGTTGATAAAATTAAATTCCCTGCTTATGCCCAACTAAAGATGGATGGTATGCGGTTCAATGCCATCGTCAAGGATGGTGCTGTTGAGTATCGTAGTCGTAATGGTAAAGAATTAAACTTGTTGGGGAACTTAGATGATCAATTCCTTAAAATGGCTGATGGTGGCGATTATGTTTTTGATGGTGAACTCATGGTTATGTTTGATGGTGATAGTCAGTTTGCTGATCGCCAGACTGGCAATGGAATCCTCAACAAAGCAAACAAGGGCACAATTTCAGCAACCGAAGCAGGGCTAATTCATGCAACAGTATGGGATATGTTACCTTATGTGTTTTTTACTGACTGTTACAGTGATGTGCCATACGCAACTCGGTTCGCCAAGTTGAAAATTATGGTAGATAAAATTAAATCGAAAAACAAGCGAGTCTGGTTGGTTACAAGTAATATTGTAAACACACTAGAGGAAGCTACAGAAATTTTCGAGGGATATCTTGCCGAAGGTTTGGAAGGTATCATCTTGAAAGATGGCTCAGGTGTTTGGGAAGATAAACGAGCAAAACACCAAATTAAGTTCAAAGGCGAACTCGAATGTGATCTTAAGATCGTTGGTACTGAGCCACACAAAAAGAAACCTGATTGGCTGGGTGCAATAATCTGCGAGTCTGCCGATGGTATTGTTAAAGTCAATGTAGGAAGTGGATTCAATGACACGCATCGTAAGACATATAAAGAGAAAGATCTTCTTGGCAAGATTGTCGCAATCAAATATAATGCTCGAATTAAAAATAAAGCTGGTGAAGAAAGTTTGTTCCTCCCTGTATTTGTCGAACTACGGGAAGACAAAGATATCGCGGATGATTCTAAGGAAATAAAATGAGTTGGTTAGAAATTTGGGCAATGTTGCAGGTTCTTGGTATTGTGGTTCCTGTTGTTCTAGTTACATGTTTTGTTGCATATTTCTTGATTAGAGATGCAGTTATACAATGGAAATGTAAGCATGAGAACTACAGAGAAAACATGGCATGTCATGCGATCTGCACTCACTGCGGTAAGGATTTAGGGTTTATTGATACAGTAAGAAAACAAAAGGCTGCAAAATAAAATGAACGAACATAATACAAGAATTGATAAGTTAGCGAATATTTGGGCAAATAAACGATACGAGGAAAATGGTAAAGTTTATTATGCGTTTACCGAGGAAGCAATAAACATGTTTGCTTACAAAATTGTTCACGCATCTTGCTGGGCATTTGGTGAGACAAGAACAGAACCAAGTCTTGAGAAATTTATTTGCAACAAACTTGGTGTTAAACTTGACTAAAAATCGTAAGTAAAGTATAATAGTTTTATAGATTATGAAATGGAGAGTGCTATGCCTAATTGGTGTGATAACAGTTTAACAATTACAGCTTCTAAAGAAAAGATCGATGCGATCGAAGCTGGTTTGAAGTTACAGGAAAAGGTTCTGTTCCAGACAATTCGACCAAGACCAGAGTCTGAAGAAGAAAGCTGGTATGAGTGGAATGTAAACAACTGGGGTACAAAGTGGGAAGCATCTGTCTATGACTATAATCGTTCAGATGACAACACCATTTGGGTTTCGTTTGATTCGGCATGGTCTCCACCGATAGAACTATACGAGTGGATGTCTGAGAATGAGTATGAAGTTCTTGCGTATTACCACGAGGGTGGTATGGGTTTTATTGGCAAGTATGAAGATGGTTACGATGAGTGTTATGAATATAGTTTCTCAGATCGTGAGTCAATTGAAAACTTACCAGAGGATCTGATTGATTATGCTGATTTGTTGAATCAGTATGACGACTGGGCTGCTGAAAACGAAACTCAAGATGGAGAAGAATATTAATGTCAGTACTTGCTAGTATTATCAAACAGAAAATCTTTTTTGATGCAGATAACGAAAAACACATTAAGTTATACAAATCTTTTCTGAAGGATCATCGTTGGGGTAAAGAAGCATGTCCTTTCATCCTTGAGTTTCCTTATCTGACAATCCCCGATATGATTAAAGATAAGATGATTCACAAGTTGTTGGGTGTCAAGCAAGAAGGTTATAAGGCGAATTTAGAATGAAGGTTGTAATAAATCGTTGCTATGGTGGGTTTGGTATTTCACCAAAAGCAGAAGCTCTTTATAAAGAGCGTGCTGGTATTACTGATCCAGATTGGTACTACTGGAGCATCGACAGAAGCGATCCCATTTTGATTCAAGTGATTGAAGAGTTGGGTGAAGCTGCAGAGGGTGGTTTTTCTGAATTGAAAATTGTTGACATTCCTGATGGTGTTGAGTGGGAAATTGAAGAGTACGATGGTATGGAATGGGTAGCCGAAAAACATAGGACTTGGAGTTAAAATGTTTATTACTAATGCAAAAATTACTTCAACAATGCTTGGTGTTGAAGATCATGGTATTATGTCATTCGCACTAACAATGTCGATGGGCGCAACTGGTCAATCGTTTGGTGGATATGCTCTTGATGGCAAGGGTGGAGAAATCGGTCACGCTAAGTCTATTCTTGCTATCCGTAAGGTTTTAGAAACTGTTGGTGTAGAGAAATGGGAAGATCTAAAAGGTCAACTCTGTCGTATAAAAAAAGATAGTGAATGGAGTGGACCAATCAAAGAAATTGGTCACATTATT